GTTTGGGCACTCGTCGGGCGGTTGGTCGGTTGCCTTTGCTGTAATTGCAGCGCTTGTGGGCGGGGCGTAGGTTCCATAAGTCATGGGTGCCCCCTTTACTGCGGGGTATCACGTGGTCTATTGACCATTGCCCGTCCATTATTTGCCCGCCGCATAGGTAACAGGTTTCGCCGTAGGTGTGTAGTACGGCTTGCCTTATTCGGCTGTAACTCTTGCCGTTGGGTGTCCACCAACCCATTACTCGGCCCCTCGCTCGCGGCGGCGTTGCCGTGCCTTGCGTTCGGCTTGGTTTGCCTTGGCGGGCTTGGTGCCGTGTGCGGCTACGGCGTGGGCCTTATTTTTTTGGTAGGCCGCTGTTTTATTTTTGGCTAACTCTCTCCAACCGCAATCGCACAAGGCTAGGACGCTATTGGGGGTGGCCTCTATTTTCTGTCGGTGCTTGGTCACCGTGGCACCCGTGTTCTAGCGATTATGGCTCGTAACTCTTTGGCTAGGTCGCTTGGTATTGGCGTTGGTCGGTGGTGTGTTGGTGTGCGTTCGTGTTGGTGGGGTAGCGCGCATGTTGGCTTACACACCATGCACCAGCACAGTTGGCAGCCGGTGTGCCCGTCGGGGCATGGTTGGTGGCTTAGGTGGTCGTCTTTGCGGGTCTTGGTTTCTTGTGCCTTGGTTGGCTCGTTGGCGGCGGCTTGGCGTAGGTGCCACACCACGGCCCCGGTTCCGGCGCTCGTGGGTATGCGGGCTTTTAGGTAGTCGCGTAACCCTTGCGCCGTCCAACCGTTGCCCTCGGCCTCGTACAACGTTTCGGTTAGGTCGGGGCTTGGTGTTGGTCGTTGGTTATCGCCTAACCCGTCAAATACGACGGCGGGACTAAGCATGGCGTATGGCACCTTTCGTGTGTTCGTTCGTTCGTTCGTTTTTTTCTCGTAAGTCGTGGCGCCCTCTCGGGCGCGTCTTTTTGGGAATACCTGCCCTACCTAGGGCGGTGCGTCGTCTACCCGTAACCGGTGCTTTTTCCTCCGTCATTCCGGTTAAACGGCTACCCCCTCTAACCACGCCGGTAGGGGCATACGTCGGCACTCGCACGGTTACCCGCCCTTGTCCCGGTCGAACAAGCGGCACGTATGACAATTCGCGTACGACGCCCACACCACGTGCCCGCACTTAGGGCAAGTACCTAACGGCTCGGCTCTCATGTCCAACACGCCCCCTCGTCGCAGGTATCCCACTCGCCGCCAAATAGCGGTAACGTGTCTTGCGCCTCGGGTATTGCGTCGCTTATCGGCTTACCGAATCGTGTTAAGTACCCGTCTCGTTCCCCTTGGATACGCTCGCGCTTGTCTAATAGCGACTGTTCCAACTCCACGACGCTTGCAAATAGTTCCGGCTCGTCCCGGCGCATTTCGGCCCATTGTTGGGGCCGGTGGAACGGGCAGAAGTAACACGACGACTTACCCGGGTTGGGCCACCCGGCCTCCTGTATTAGTTCTACGCACCGTGAACGGTCGTACCCCAACTCGATAAGTGGGTAAACGGGGTTCTCGTACGGTTTGGCTTTCTTGCGGTTTACCCGGTGTATCTCGTCGGTACTGATACCGATACACACCGTCGCGGGGTTTTCCGCGCTCGCGCCTCGGCTTTTTAGATATTTGCCTATTGGTTCTATTTTCCAATGCCCCGTACATGCTCGTTTAGCGGGGCCGCCGCCGCGCAAATACACGGGGATTTCTACGTAACGGTAATCGGGGCGCTCTAACTGTGCACGTAAGTCCACTTTCTCCCCGGCGCGATTCCTTCGCTCTATTTCTACGACGGGTATTGCCGACTCTTTCGCGGCCCATTCGCGTACGTACGTGAGCGTGTCGGGGTGTTCGCTACGCTCGCCCACGTTGGCAAATACCGCTACGTCTACGTCGTACCCCAACTTGCCTTGGTTCGCTAGTACGAGCATGGCGGTACTTTGGACGCCGCCGCCGTAACTAATCGCCGTTAATGGTTTAGGCATACGGCGCCGCCACGGTCGCTAGGTACGGAACCGTCCACCCGTACTCGTACTCGTCGTAACCCCGGTCGTTACGCCCGTACCGCGTGTACGTGCCTTGCTCTTGCACGCTCGCTAACGGCAGGTACCGGGCGTGGTCGTGGAACGCCCACACCGCCCACGCCACCGAGTCGGGCGCCGTGTGTACGTGTGCTTTTAGGGCGTTCGCTTTGGACTCGCTTAGGAATAGGGGTAGGGCGGCGCTTGGCTCTTTATTGCACCCCTTGACCTCCACGAAACCGGTAATACGGCCCTCACGGTGTAGGTAGTAGTCCACCGGGTGCAACACGGGGTATTCGTGGTACTCCACGCCCGCGCCGTACTCGTTCCATAGCCGTACGACGGCGCTAACCGCCCACCGTTGCCGTTTCATATCGTGGGCCGTGTGCCTAATCATTGCTCGGCCCTCATGGCGTGAAACGCCTCTAATAACTCGTCCGTCGTGAGGTCGAAACGCTGCACCACGCGCCCGAGGACGGTAGATAGGTACTCGTAGCACCCGTCTACGTCGCCCTCGTACCGCTTGGCTAGGTCGGCTGCCACGTACGCGCTTAGGGCTATTACTGCCCGGTCGGTCGCCTCGGTCATCGGTAGTACCCCGGGCAACCCGGCCCCGTGGGCCAATGACTACGGCCCTCGCCCTTACGCCACACCAACCAAAACGCCATTTCCTGCCAATACGGCGCCCAATGGTTCATTTTGTGCGCCCGCAACATTCGGCCTATCGCTATGGCCTCGCGCTTAGGTGTCCCGGTGGCTCTTAGTTCCTTTTGCACCATCCACCCGGCGCCTACCGTCAATTCCGGCGAGAATTGGTACGCCCCCCGGTACTTACCGGTCGAACTAACGGCCTCGTATCGGTGGCGGGACTCCCGAAAGCGTATGCACACTCGGGCGTCGTTGTGTTTCTCGCTGTACCAGCGCCCTTGGTACAGGCTTATCGGCGAGTCGTACCATTTCTTGCCCTTGACGATGACCGAGCCACCATCGTTGGCTTGCGCCGGGGACACCACCACGGCAGTAACCACGAGCGCCACGCCCGCTAGCCATAACGCGCCCATACGCGCTACCGCGCTCACGTGGTCGCCCACGGGTCGTCGTCTTGCCTACCGGACGACCGCACGCCGCCTAGTGCTTGATCTTTGGCGCGGGTTAGTAGGTCTATTAGCCCGTCGGCGTCCCGGCTCGGCCCCATTGCCTCGCGCTTAGTCCACGCTTTAGGCGGGCGGTACTCGCCTAGGTACTCGGTAACAATCCGCTTGTAATCGTCCTCGGGAATGTCCGGTAATAGCCGCTTTTCCACTAGCGCCAATTGCTTAGGGGTAATCGGTTCGTGGTTCTCGCGTGTCTGTTGCCGACCAGCGGGGCCGGTCATGGTCACGGTCGGCGGGGGTAGTGGTTCCACCGGTACGCGGTCGTCGTCTTGCGCCCCGGCTATTTCCTCGTACGTCGCTAACCCGGCCTCTATGCCGATACCGAGGCTGCCAATAGCGCGGCCCCATGCCTTAGTTTGCGCGTTCTCTAATTCCGAGTCCCGCGTAAACGGCGTCTTACCGGGTACGGCTATTTTCCCTAGCCCGATACCGGGGGACGGGTCGCCCGGTTCCCGGTAGGCAATAGCGGTAACTACCCACGTGTCTTGCCCGTTCACCGTGGCAAGTTCGTAGGTGCTACTTATGCTGCCCTCGGGGTAACGCTCGTAAAACAAGCGCACCCGGTCTTTAACAAGTACGTAGTCGTTAAGGTCTATCGCCACGGGTCACCCCGTAGGGCGTCGTTAAACCGCAACCATTCGCGCTCGGCTTGGTCGTCCCGGCGGTCTATCCACCACCACGCCAACCGGTCGGCTAAGCGGTCTAGCCCGACAATGACGTAAACGGCGCTAACGAGGAAGCCAGCGAGTAGTAGCCACCCCATTACCGCGCCCGCTTAAAGTCTGCGAACGTGATTACGGCGGCGCCGTTTTCTACGGCCTCGGCTAGTAGTTGTGCCGCCGTGTCGTAGTCAATAACTAACGTGCCTTGACAGTTACCGCACCCACAATTCGTGGTAATTTCGCGCCTACGGGCATTGCCGGTTACGTCAAGCGCCCGCGTCCCGGTAGCGTCTTTCGCTATGTATGTACCCATATGCACCCCCTTTCCCGATTTACCGGAACGGGCGCAGTATGTCGCATATGCCCTAACGGGTGCCCCTAGGGGCTTGCCCGATAATGCACACTACGAGACATAGCGGCCCGAACCGGTAACCGGAAAGATACGCCCCAAACGCTTATTGGGCAAGCGTTCCCGGGCGTGTCGGCGTGTTTAGTGCTTCCCCTCATGCTTGGGGTATTCGCACTCTATTCCTTTTATGTAGTAGTCCACGCCGTTAAGTTCGATACCGCATACCCAAAATTGCGTGGCGTTGCGAATGCTTTTCCACCTAGGTAGCGACCTTTCGGCGTGTAGCAATTTTCCTTGCGTCTTGTAGTCGGTACTCCACGAGGTCGTTTTACTCGCTACCCAACTGTGACCGTACGAGCCGTAGTCACTAAGTAGCCAAGCCCCACGAACTACCGCGTTGTCCCACCAACCTTGGTCGTTGGGGTCTTTGCACCGGTGCAGAAACCGCCCGTGCTTCTGCATACGGTCGGCTAATTGCTTGGCGCTATTCGCTACCCACGGCATACCGTACATTTGCCGACTAGACGCTAGGCAATGGTTAGACCACGACGTACCGTTAGCCGGGTCTTTACTCGGGTGGTTGTCGGCCCATTTCATAGCCGCTTTAACGTCCCGGGGCATGTGCTTCCACTTATTCGCCATCTTGGTTACCCCCGTCCTCCACGTACTCGCCGTCGCCCTCGGCGTCGGTGTCGTCCGGTTCCGGCTCGGTAGTGGTTTCTACCTCGCCCGCCTCGTACTCGGCGTCGTCGTTCCATTCCTCGTCGGGCATTAGTCGCCCCCTCTCTTGTCGTTACTGTTGTTGTTAAACACCCCGGCAACGATGGTGCCAAGGATTGCGATTAGCCCACCGGCTACGGTCGCGTCTATTACGGCGCGGTCGTTAATCGTCTTGCCGACGATGACGCCTACGAACGCAAGCGGTACCGTCCACGCGAGTACCAACCGTGCTCTATTCATGGCTACACTTGCCGCCATTCGGACGGGTGGTAGGTAGGGTCGCCGTTCTCGTCGGTGACTATCTCGGGCGGGTCATCGTCGGTTAGCACCACGTGGGGTGGTTGCTCAAAACCTCGCGCCGGGTCGTACCCGTAACCAATGTGGGCGGGCGCAGCGTCGGTGTATTCGATTAGTTCCACGCCGTCATCGTTTTTAGTGGCTTTCGCGGCGCGTAGCCATTCCGTATCCGCTACTTCGATATTTACGACGACGCCGTTATGCACTCGCGCTACGTTCATTGTGGCCCCTTCCCTAACTAATCCGATAAGCGACAATTACCGCGCCCGGTTGCCCCGCCGTCCCGCTATTTGCTTGCCCAACGCCGCCGCGCCCTTTCGCAATGGGGTTGTTGCCGTTGCCGCCGTAGCCGGTGTGGGCTACTCCGCTAATGTCGCTTTGCACTTGCGTTGTGGTGCGACCAGCGGCAGCGGTGAACGGGCCAAAAATGGACACGCCGCCGCTTGTCGCGTTGGTCTGCCCGCCGCTGCCCCCGGCGCCAACCGTGACGCTGTAACTATTCGCGCCGAGCGTGCTTGTGCCTTCTAGGACCTCGCCGCCGTTCGCATAGGTGCCCGCGTAGTAGTTGGCGCCGTTCCCTCCGGCTACGACGAGGTACCGAAACTCTTGCGTCGCTCGCGTGACTACCAAAGTTCCGTTGCCGGTGAACGTATGCACCATCCACCGTTGTCCGGTCCCGTTGTAATTCGCCTTGCTTTCCTCAAGTCCGCCACTAGCGGCGTTCCACGCTGCCCACCCGGCTACCTCACCTAGCGCGGCCCGTATTGCGTCGTGGTCTTTCGGGTGTCCCGCGTCGCCCCGATTGGCAACCGGCGGTAACTCTGTCGTGAACGATCGGCCCGCCAACGTGGCTAACCCTTGTAAGTCGGTAACCATTAGGTTGTGTTGGTCAATGTGTGCGGGGTCGTTCTCGCTAAACGGGCCACCACTAACCTTGGTGTAGCCGAACCGCGCCGCTTGCTCGTCTAGTAGCGCCACTAATTCGTTATGGTCGGTTACGTGGTTCGCGTTGCGCGCCATTACTTCACCTTCCCCGCGTCGTCGTTTACGAACCACGGCGCTAGGTGTAGTGCTAGTTGCCAATCGTTCGTACCTAATTGCTCGGTGTAACCAAGTAGGTTCGCGGTGTAGGTCGGGGACGGGCTACCCGGTAGCAAGTCGGGTAGCGTCACCTTGTCGCCTAGTTCTAGGTTCGCTACGCCACCTATTAGCCCCTCGTCGCCGTTGCGTAGAAACACCGTTACGGTTCCGGCTTCCCATTGCGGCGGAATTGCGGCGCGTTGGTCGGCGCGGGCTTGCGCGTCGGCGGCTACGGCTAGGTCGGTAACTATCTCGGTTTCCCGCACACCTAGCGCGGTCACAAGGTCGGGGTTTTGCGCGGTCGCTACGGGTCGCTTACCGTCCTCGCCCGGGTCGCCGTACATGACCTTAACGGTGTTTACTACTCGGCTAACGTCAATAGACATTGCCAACGGGTCTACGAGAGTGTGCAGCGGTGGTATTACCACGTGGGTTGGCTCGTACCCGCCGCGCTGCCGATACCGCACGACCCCTTCCCGGTCGGTGTAGAGCAAGCCCCCTACGTCGTCGCACACTTGTTGTAACGCCGACCACGCCGAGCGCTCGTATTCGGGTAGGGCGCGTAGGTTCATGCTTTGCCCCGCCTCTACGGTTATTGGTACGCCCGCCTCGGTGCTAATTTCCTGTACCCGTTGCGCGTCGGTTTGCGCGGCCCGACCGCTGCCGCCCACCGTTACGCGCCCTAGGTTTTCTTGGTCGGTGGCGGCGGTGAGCGTGAGCGTGCCGGGGCGGTAGTCCATAGCGATTACGTGACCACGAAACCGGTTACTTTGCGCCAACACGCCTAAGTAAATCTCCGACCATTGCGCCGTGAAACCACTAACCCCGGCTATGTCTATTTCTACGCTCGCGCCTAGTTCTAGGACGGTTACCACGCCGTCGTAATGCTCTTGCCATTCGGCAACGAACCCGCTTGGTATGTTTTCGCTATCTAGAATGTATGACGGCTTATCCTCGAACAATGATGGTGCGGCGTCGTACGTTAGAAGCGTTAGCGTTGCGTTGGTTGGCTCGGGTTGTACGTCAATAGTTGCGCGCCCGTACCTAATCGTGGCGGTGTCGTCTAGCACTAAGTCCCGCACTTCACCACCGGCAACACGCACCGACCACGCGAACTGCCCCATTAGATACCCAACCGGTTAGCGCGCTTGTTAAGCACGTTCTCTACGGTGCGGCCCACGGCTACGGGGTCGGCTACGGCGGCGTGTACGTGAATGTTCACCGGCCCCGCCGACGCGCTACGAGTCATGGCCCCGGCGGTGGCGGGCGCGCTCGCTATGCGGCGACCAGCGGCAGTACGGGCAGCGGTGGCGCTCGCTACGGCTTGGTTTACGGCTTGCCGTATCTCGTTAGCGAGGGCGTCCCCGAGGGTTTTACCGGCTTTCTTGCCTATCTTTTGTAATTGCTTTTTAGCCTTGTCGCTTTCCATTTCCTCGGTAATGGCGCGTAGGTTTTCTTCGGCGGCTTTAATACCGGCGCCGTAAAACAAGTTAGCCATTTCGGTACTTACCACGTTGTCGGTGGCGGCTGCCGTTTGCAGGCTTCCCGCTATCTTGGCTAGCGTCCCCTCGTCCACCATTTTTTGTATTGCCGCGTCGGCGGTGGCGGGGTCAAGTGAAAGTAATTCGGCGGTTAGCGCCTCGGCGCCCTTGGCTAGCCCGGGGTTATCGGCAACGAACGTAGCCATTGCGGCGGCTATCTTGTTCTTTACTGCCGCGTTGTATTCCAATTGCTTTAGCCACGCGGTTACGTAGTCCTCCACGTGCCCTAGTGCGGCTTTCTCGGCTGCCGCCTTGGCGGCGCCTTTCTCGTCCCCGGCGGCTATCGCGTCGGCTATCTGTTGGTCTAGGTCGGCTATGTCGGCTAGTTTGTCGGTGTAATCGTCAATAGCCGCACCAAGGCTAGTGTTAAACGCGCCGCTAACGGTGTCGGCTACACGCTCCCACGCCGCTACCTCGGCGTTAAGTGCCTCTACTCGTATGTCGGTTTGGCGCTTCCACTTTTTAGAGTATGCGTCTAGTTTCCGGTCGTACCGTTCTATGGCTTTCTCGTTGCGTTTGACCGGTGACGAGCCGCCACCACCACCACCGGTCGGGGCGCTTGCGGCGTCTATTGCGTCTTGCTGTGCCTTGCGGCGCTTGGCTAAATCCTCGTCAAACTTGCGCCACTTGGCGCGGCCCGCCGCGTCCTGCATTTGTACATCTTTACGGTCTAACGCTAGTAGGGCACCAGCGGCGGTACGGGCCGCCTCGGCTTGCGCGTACAACGGGTTCACCGTCGCTAGCGTGTTGGCGGCTACGAGTCGTTGCGCGGCGGCGGCGTTACGGCTAGCCAAATCCCATAGTTGTATTGACTCGGTACGTGCGTCGTCGGCTTGTTTGGCGTCGGTTTGTTGGTTACTAAAGATACCGAGCGCCACACCGAGTACGGGAATGGTTTGTAGGAATTTGCTTAGGGTGTTCGATTGGTTCTCGGTTGCCTCGTCGGCGTCCTCGGTCGCGCCCCGCAATTCGTTTAACTTGTCTATGCCTTTACCGACGCCCCACGTAAACGCCGAGATATCGTACGCAAGGTCGCCTATGGCTTCTGCCATTCCCTCGGGGCCGCCCATGCTTTCGGTTGCGGTTTCTATTGCCTTAACAAGACCGGCGCCTATTTCCTCTTTAGCGTCTTGTACGGCGGCCTCTAGTATGCGTTGGCTATTCGCTAGCCCGTCGGACGTACGTTGGAAATCACCCTGCGCCGTCTTGGTGTCTTTCATTATGAGCGAGTAAGCCGCCATACTTTTTGTTAGCGGGTCAAGTGTTCCCGTCGTTACTTCCAACCCGAGCGCCAACGCCTCGGCCCTTAAACGTACGTCGCTAAGGGTGACACCGAAACGCTTTAGCGGTTCCATCTCGCCCGAGAGGCCGCTTAACAAGGCTTGTGCGGCGTCCTGCACCGAAACATTGTTCAGACTAGCCAAGTCGGCGCTAAGAGAGGTAAGGCTTTTAGACATCTCGGCGGCCTTACCTTGCGTCGCGCCAAACGAAACCAACAAGTTACCGAACGACCCGGCGGCCTCTAACGCTGCACCGGACGACAGGCCCATAGCGGTTACCGTGTTCTCGGCCCAACCCGTAACCATGCTCGTACCGGCGGTACCAAAAACGGTTTTGGCTTTGTTGGCGGCCTCGTCGTACGCGCTCGCCATGCGTATTGTTTCTTGCGCGGCCCGCGCTATCTTCACCGCAAACGCACCAACGGCGACGCCCGCCATAGCGGCGCCCAACTTGCCTTTAATACTGTCGCCGAGTTTGTTGGTTTGCCCGGTAAATTTCTTAGTCTCGGCACCGGCGCGCTTGTAGCCGCGCTCTAGTCCTCGCGTGTCGGCGTTTACTTTTACGTCTAGGGTGCTTGCCTTGCGGGCCATTACTGCGCCTCGGCTTTCCGTATGGCGCGCTCTAATGCTTTACGCCACGACCGCACCGCGTGGGGAACGCTCGCGTCAATGGCGGGCGCAATCCAATAACCCTCGGGGTTTTTCGTACGAGCGAAACGCCAAATACCTTTATTGGCGCCGAACTCGCTACCCCACAACAAGGCACCAGCGGGGGCGCGTACTTTCTTTCCCTTGCCGCCCGAGTCTTGGTAGTAGTACGACCCCTTGCCCTTGCCGTGTCTCTTGTATTTCTTGCGGGTGCGGTAGGGCCGTCCAACTAACTTAGTGCCACCGAGTCGAACGACGGGGATACGGTCGCGCCGCACCTTGGCGGCACCGGCAACTAACTTGGCTTGTGGGGGTGCCTCGGCGCGTAACGAGAATTGGTACAACATGCGGCGTAGATAGTCGGCAATGTCGTACGTTTCGTCTTTAAGTTCGTCGTTAATCCACCGTGGTTGCTTGTTTAACCAGCGCAACGTGGCTTTAACGTCTAGTGGTTCTATTTCCACGTACACGCCGTCGGCAGCGGTGAACCCGTTAGGAAATTGTTTCGGCACGCTCTAACACCTCCAATACTGTTGCCCACGTACGCCAATCCCATTGGCGCACTTCGCTTAGCGGTTGCCTCGTGGCTAGCGCTACTTCGACTGTTGCCCGGGTGAACGACCCGGCTTGGTAGGGGTTGGCGTCGTAACGTCCAATAGTTGTACGGCGTCCACCGTTTCTAGCCAAACCTCGAACGGTTCCCGGGGGGCGGTGGTGTCGGCGTAGTACGCCAATACCGCTACGTCCCGCACCCCCGGGGTACGTTCACCCCATGAGGTAATTTCGCGCCCGGTAAACGTTTCGTAGTTCACTACGTCGGGTAGTCGCGTCTTTACCTCGTGGGTTTCGCCATCTTTAGTTATCTCTAGTACGAACTGCATTTCCCGGCCCCTTTCGTGCCTACTTGCTTGCGGTTCTCGCTGCCACGGCGTCGGCCATTACGGGCATACCGTTTAGAGTCATTTGTACGGAAACCTCGGAAACCTCGCCCGCTTGCGCGTTGGGGCTAGGCCGTGCCGCTACGCATTCGCCGCTGTACGTCTTGTTGCCGACCGTTGCCACGTACGAAACGTTGGAACCGGCCTCGGCTGCCGTCCACAAGTCACTAAAGAGACTCGTAGCGTTGCCGGTGTCATAAGCGAACGTAACCGAGAGCGTGCCGGTTTCTGTGCCGCCGAGTGCCCACGTTCCACCGAGGGTGTTGTATTCGGCGGTTTCGGTGTTAAATTCCAATGCGAACGACGCCACAACATTCTTGTATGCGTTCTCGCCTACTTTAAGGTCACAATCCGAACCCGTGTAGAGCGTTGGTGCTGCCATTGTCTTTCCTTTCCTACTTTATGGGAACCGACACCACCACGGGCACGGTTACGGTTGCCGCCTCGGTAGTTCCAAGGTCGGTGTATTGGGGCGGCGATACCTCGCCGGTGGTCGTACACGTGGCAAGCATTTGCATTGCCATTACTTCTAGGGCGTCTAGGTCGTAACTGTTGTGCGCCGGGGCTACGGCTGCCACAAGTTCTAGGTTTACCGTTACGGTGTTTAGGCCGGTTTGTTCTAGGTACGGGTCACCGGGGGCAATGGCTATGGCGGGTAGCGTCCATTGCCGGGGTACGTCCACGTACACGTTTACCGGCTGCCCGTTCATTTGCACGCCCTCTAGTGCGGCGGCTACGGCGGCGCGTGCGTCTTTAATGCTCACCCGACCAGCACCCCCGGTGCCTTCCACGGGGCGATAATTCCGTCTATGCGGCGCACCAATCCCGGCCCGAGTAGGTAAGGGTTACTTACTTGTAGGTCGTAGCCGGTCATGGCGCCGCCGGGTGCTTGCCTTTGCTGCCATATTTGCCCTGCCACCGCTAGGGCGGCTTCACGTATGGCGGCGTTCGCGGTGTAATCACCGGGGACGAGTAGCGACTCTACGAGACTTGACGCCGCCTCACACACGGCGCCTAGGTCGTCGTCGGTCACCGTTACGGGTAGGTCTAGTGCTGCCCGCATTTCGTCCGGTGTCACTAACACGGCAAGCCTTTCGGTTGGTGGTTGCCCGGGGCGGGGGCCGGGGGTGGCGCTACCCCGGGCAACCGGTCTAGTGGTTAAACCGCTGCCGTAATCTTTACGACGGCCTCGGGGCGCAAGAGCGCCATAGCCACGTACCCATACGCGGCGTAATCCACACCGAGCAGAGAGGGCACCGGGGCTTCTACGGTGAACGGTGCGCCCGCGCTCTCGCGCAAGCCAACACCGCCGGTGTTCATAACGAACCCGGGCGTATCGCCAAGTTGCGGGTCGCAAATGAACGGCAAGCCCCACGCGGTGTACGAGAGGCTAGAAAGGTTGGCGTTACCGACGTTGCCACCGGCGTACGGGTAACCGTGACCAGCGGTGGTCGCAATCGTAAAGAATGTCGCCGGGTTAAGCACGACAACGTTTGCCGTCCAACCGGTGTCGTCGGCAATGCTCGTAGCCGCTGCACCGAGAAACGCGCCAATGGTGCCGCTATCCACCGTAGCGGGGAGCGCGCTTGTCTTGGTCGCTGTACCGAGCAAGGTAATAACCTTGGCGTTGGTGTTGCGGGCGTACTGCTCACCGAGCCGCTGCACGTAGTCGGCCCTATCCCAACCGCTAGCGCGTTGGATGAACTGCAACGACAAGTCGTTACCACCGGCGATGGTGACAACCGGGGTAGTAATGACCTTGCCGTTAGCGCCGGTGCTTGTAATCTCGGTCTTTTCTGCCGATTGGTCGCCTACGGTCGGGTCTAGGTCGTCAAGCAACCAAGACGAGTCCATACCGTTAGGGGCGAGGGCGGTAGCGCCGACGGCGCTAAAGGTGGGGCGAGCGAGGTTAATGCGCGCCGAAACCTCGGTAGGCACCGGGCTATTGTCGCTTCCCTCTACGCCGTCTACCGTAATATCGGTGAGGGCGCGGGTTGCCACGGCGTCGCCATACATCTTGTAGAATTCGCGCTCGCTCATTGGCTCGCGGGGTCGCTCGGTAATTTGCAGGCTTGCCACGGTGTCGCGCATTGTTTCCAATTCGGCTCGCAATTCGCGCACGTTGTCCGGCTGCACCACCTCGGGTGCGTCCGGTGTAGTCGCTTCGGACATTTCTTGTGTTTCCTCTCGGATAGCCGCTACCTCTGCTGTTGGGTAGGCGGGCATGTGGGTTAGTGATAATTCCGAGAGCGCCGCACGCACTCGGGTTACCGTGTCGCGTGTCTTGTTCCACGCATTTTCGACCGGCTTAAAACCGACCGAAAGACCTTGTACCGAGCCGGTACGCACGAGGGTTGCCGCGTCCCGACCCAACGCGGTATTGGCTAGGTTCGCTTCTACTACTAGCCCCTCGGGTGTGTTCTCGGCTTTCGTAATGACGCCTACCGGCTCGTCGTGGCGCCAGCACACCGGCACGCCTACTACGTCGTCGGCGTTAAACGCCTCGGGCGCAAATTGTTCCCGCACACCGCCGATGTCTATTGGGGTGTCGTAGGGCACCGCTGTACCCCACACGACCCCGGCAACGTCGGGGTTATCGGTTGTCTCGCGTACCTCTAGCGTTGCGGGTACGTGCGTGGTTTCCATTAGGTGATACCCCCTGCCGGGTCGGTGTCTGTCCTGTCGGGTGCAAATTGCAGAAACTCGCGGGCCTCGTCCACGCTCACCACACCGAGGGGCAACAAGGTTGCAATAATGTTGGTGCGGGCTTCTAGGTTGGTTCGCATGAACTCCGAGTAATCGAACGCAACTAGGTTGCTTGTAAGCGTTGGGGTTACGTCCCTCATGCTTAGCCGCTGCCCGATAACTTGGCAGAAGTCCAATAACGTAAAGTCGTAAAGGTCTTTGCGTAGGTCTACACGGTTGGTGTACGTAAGCGTCGTGCCGCCGCCGGGGGTGTTGGCGTTAAGCCAACTTGCGTCCATTCCAAATAGGCGCGCAATTTGTACGGCGGCTTGGTTGCGGGCTTCCACTAACTGCAACTGCGCCGCGTCCCACCCGACGGTTTCCATCTCTATTACGGAATTTAGGTACGCGGTACTGCGGTTGGTGCGGCTACTTTCCCATGCGTCCAAGAGTGCGGTTACTTGCTCGGTGGGTAGGTCGGCGCCCGTATTCTTTAGCGTGACGGTTGGTAGGGGAGAGGTTGCGTAACGCTGTACCGCTAGTTCTAGTTCCGAGGCGGTGCTTAGCACTTTGGCGCCCCATGACAGTACGCCGCCGTTAAACCCGTAGAAGCAAATAACGTCACCGACGCGGGAACCGGCCCGGGTGGGGTCGCTCTTGGGGTGTTTCTCGCCGCCAATCATTACGTAATCGGGGTCGCTCGGTAGGTCGTCGCCTACCTCGGTTCTATCCCACCAACGCACCGTACGTGGGAACCCTTGCGGGGTTAGGTCTAGGACTTGCCAATAAGCCCGCCCGTAAAGCACCAAGTCCTCTACGGTGTTCTCCAACGTGTTCCACCGGGGTACGTCCGGCTCGGGTTGCCGCAATAGGCGGGGTTGGTCGGGGCTTGGTGCAGCGCCCCGGTATGCCACTAGGGGCATGTTGGCAATGGTGCCCGAGATGAGCCGCAACGCCCGCAAGAAAGCGGGTACGCCCTTGGCGGTTTCCTCGTTAATAATCCCGATAAAGTCGGCCCACGTGGGGACGGTGAGCGTTGCCGCGTTTGGGGCGTCCACGGCGGCGCGGGTCATTGCCGCGTTTGTCTCGGTCGTTTCCACGACCTTTGCGGCGCGGTTCCAAATAGCCACGCCCGTACGGTATTGCCGGGGTGTGACTTTCGCGTAACCGCTTACAACCTTTTTTGCCCCGTGTTTGCGGTGCTTTTTCCGAGTCCCGCGGGGTAGCCGGCTGCAACCGGTTACATGATGGGGCACACAAAACCCCCCGGGGATACCGGGGGGCTTGTGTCCCTAGCGGGGGTCTATGGCAAACGGACGCCTTGTAGTAGGTACAAGTGCTGTACCGCGTCACCGGCTAGGGACTCGGCGGTATTAAAGTGTCCGTTCTCAATTGCCTTAACGGCTTGGTTTAGCGCGTCCATGGCGCACTTCTCGTGAAACGTGTAGTCCATTGGTTTTGCCTTTCCGCTAGGGGGTGTTGTGCTTACTTGGACGCTATTCCCGCCCTGCCGGTTCCCTAAACATTGTGGGACATTTTGGCCCAATTTGTCTCACCGGCTTATGACGACGGGGGCGGGCTTGGGGTTGGTGACCACGTAGGCGGCGAGGCTTGCGGCGACCAGCGGCGCTATGGACACCGACGTATCTAGGCGGCGCCACCCTTCCCGGTCGCCCACCTGCCGGGTTAGGGCGTTGTCCACGGCCTCGTTTAGCCGGGGGTCGTTGGGGTGGTTAATTCGGTTTTGGCGCGTGAGGTTTTTAATGCGGGCTACCGAGTCGAACGCCTGCCCGGTGCTTAGTTGTAACCACGGCACACCCCGGGTGGTGCCCTCGGGGATAAGGAACGCAAGCGGCCCGGTGGTCGCTATGGCTACCTCGGCGTGGTGCTTGGTCGCTAACTCGTACACGCGGTCTAGTACCCAATCGGTGCCGCGCCGGTGGTCTACCACTTCTAGGGCTACTTGGTCGTCGGGTAACAGACTCGCCGCCACAATGGTTGCGGTTTGGTGGGTTGGCTCGCTATCTACCGCGAACGTTACGGCGGCGTCGGCGGGTATGCCTTGGTCGGTCGCTAGGTCGCTCCAATTGCCGCGCCACGAAACCTCGGCGGTGGGCCATTGGTTGCCGTAGGCGCGCCGGAATTGGTCGGGGCCAAATACGTCTAGGGCGCTTTCCATAGCCTCGTGGGTGATATGGCTCGGGTAGCCCGGGTGGAAGTCTGCCCACGTTTCGGGGTTGCACGGGTCTACGTCCTCGGCGGCGGCGTACTCCACGTGGGCTATCCGGCTCTCGGGGTCATTTACGGCGGCCCGCCCGCGTTCCACCCAACCTCGGAACCACACGGATTCATCATTACCAGCGGTGCTAACCAAGATTATTTGCCGTCGGGGCCGCGTGGCTTGGGTTGGTGTGACGGCTTGCAGTAGCGCCTCGCCCTTGTCGGGCGGCATTTCCCAAACCTCGTCCAATACCACTAGGTCGGTTTGTTGCCCGTGTAGTGCTTTCTCTAACCGGGGGAACGGCTTTAGGCCGCTACCGGTTGGCTCAAATAGTGCGCGCTCTTGACCTTGCCCCCGCATGACGCGCCACCGGTCTAGCGTGAGGGACGACCCCAAACGGTCTACCCACTTGCCCCAAGTCTCCCGGGCGTCTTTCCCCGTTTGCGCCGTGTAAAACGCTTGGTAGTCGCGCTCGGTTAGACATTTGTAAATCATTAACGCACCTAGGACGGTGGACTTACCCGCCTGCCGTGGGGTGCTTACGACGGCGACGGGGTAGCGGTTCCGACCGTCCGGTAGTCGCTCGGTTAGCACTCGCACCGTGTCGTACTGCCACGGCATTAACTCCCACCCGAGAGCGCGAGCCACCTTGGCTACGCCGTCGGCGTCGTGGGGTAGGCCGCTAGGGCTTGTCGCGTGTAGCGGTTTCATCGGTCCCCAAATCCCTAAGCAATAGGTCTAGTTGCCCTAATTCGACTTCCACCGGTCGGGCGTCGGACACCAGCGCCGCTAGGTACTTGGCGGCTACGGCTAGGTCTTTGGCGCGTAAGTCCTCGCAACCGCTAAGGGTGTCTACCGCCTCGGCTGCCGCACGTATCGCCGCTAGCGCCGCCTCGTGCTCGGGCCCGACCATATGCCCGTTGGCGCGCCATGCCTTTATGGTCGTGTCGGTGGCTTTACCCGCTTTACCCATCTTCCAACCTCTCTACTTGTAACCGATTACAGGCTATGCCGTTTCCGGCCCCTACACCGTTTCTG